TAATCTTATCTCTATTATTGGGGCTGTTGTTATTGGTGCTTGGTTCGGGTTTGGTGTCATTGAACGACTTAATATTATAGAAACAGAACTACAACTGATGCAAGCTGACTTACTTAAAGCAGCTGAACAAACACCAATAGATCAAGAACAATTTATGTTGTTAGAGTTCTTAACTAAAGAACATGACAAACTTAAAACAGATGTCGAAGATAAATTACCAATGATTGATAAAGTAGATATGCACTCTCAGTTCATAGAAGAACGTGTCATTGATTTGGAAACCATAACAGACAAGTTAAGAAACAACGGTACACATGATTGAAGTAGTGTTTGCAATATTAATGATAAGCAATGGGAAGGTTATAGAGTATGTCCCTACTAGCGGTATGGCTGACTGCCTGGAACAGAAACGCATTGTTACTAGACAAATCGGTGAGGATCAAGATGGCATCTCAATGCAATGCAAACAAGTCACAGCAGAAATTGAGATCGACATGGGTGACAGAAAAAGGATTAAAAAAATCATAGAGTAATGGCCTACAAAAAGTTTGCTAACGTAAAGCTCGGAGAGTGTGAGCATTGCGGTAAAGATGTCTATCGACACGACTCATTTGTTGTGAAAGAAATAATGTTCCCCAAAATACAAAAGTTGTATTTATGTCACAATTCTAGAAAACAAGAAGATTGTTTTACTAGACACGAAAAGATCGAATAGATCATAAATAATTACCACAAAGGTCGTTAATTTATACAACGACAACCCTGATCTTATTCTGTAATAAAAAATCCCCAAAAACTAGGATAAAATGGCGGTCCCTACGGGATTCGAACCTTTTATTTAGATCAAAAAGATCAATAAAATCAACAAAACTCACAAAAATTATTTTACCCTACATTTTTCCTACCTTTAAATTTTCCTAGTTTTCCAACATATTTTACATATAAAAAAAACGTAAGCAACCCAACCCTACATGTTGACCTAAATGGTATTATCAAATATATTGTATTTTAATGATCTTTAAAATCATACGGGGAATAGCTTATTAATGGGATATACAACATTTCAAGAATACAAAAACAAAAACAACAGAACAGCATACAAAGTAGTTACACCATACGTTAATGATGAAGGTAAGAAATCATCATTTGTTACAAAATTTGATCCTCATTCACCTACTATGCCAATGGATAAACATGAGGCAAAAGTAGCTGCAATGTCTTTGGCAGCTCACATAAACAAAGTTGGGGCTAAAGTTTATTTTGATTTGATGCCCTTGTGTGAGGCCATAGAAACTATTTATAAACCTGAACGAAGAGAGCAACACAAAACAAGTGAACCTAGAAGTTTAACAGAAAAAGAAATGAATATGGGTTTTTATAATTGTGGTGGCATATACGAAAATGGTCACAAAAAAGAAGGTCAAACGTATGGATGGATCATAAGAACAAGTTTATGGAAACAACCTATTAAGACTATTAACACTACATCTTGCACAAACATGGTAAGAGAACTGAAAGAGTTAGGTTGCAAGGATAGTAAAATTACAAGTGTTCTTGACACATTAAAACAAGTTATAAAGATATGTGTGGCATCTGATAAATGCACATTGCAAACCAATCAAGTTATTAGTTTTAAAAGAAAGAAAACAAAGAAAGATATAGCAGTTCAAATACCAGCTAAAAAAGATATTGATCTTATGATTAGTAAAGCATCACCTTTGTATTCTATTATGTTTTTGTTCATATCATTGACTGGTATGAGGTGGCAAGAAATGTCAGCATTTACCTGGAACAAGATAAGTTGGAACCGTGATATGTTAATTATAGATCACGCAATACAAGATGGGTATTACACCAAAGGAACTAAGACGGCAGCTGGTGAACGTGATGTACCATTAGTTAAAAAATTAAAAGATGCTTTGTTAAAATGGAAAGAACACCCATTGTCTGACAAAACAAATGGTGATGATACTTTTATATTTGGTGATGGCAATGGCAACTACATTCCACATCATAAAACTAATGTGTATTACAAAAGATTAAAAGAAGAATGCAATTTAGATTGGCATGGAGGCATACATTCGTTCAGACATTATTATGCAAGTTTACTGTTTGACTGGCATCGTAAACAAGCAATATCATTGAAGGACATAACATACTACATTGGACATACAGATATTAATTTTACCATGAAAAAGTATGCTAAATGTTTTAATGATGAAGATAAATGGTTTGAACGAGTAGACAAAATAAATGCTTGTTTAGACGAATTTTAGGGGGTACCCGTAGTATCACCTGGTTTCATTTCGTCAATCCTCGTGCTTCCTAGAAGGTTTTTTTTTGTGCAAGTAGAGCAAAAAATTTGTTCTATGCCCTGATAATTATATTTCCAAGTAAATTTAGTATGAGTTAATGGACTAAATGTTTTATGACACAAATCACATTTCAAATTAATCACCAGACAAAATCTTTTCAATTCCTTTGTGGTGTATGAAAAGTTCTCTTACGCAGTTTTGAATGATTCTAAGGTTGCGTATATCTTGTTCTCGATAGTATCGTCTTGACCGTGGATGGTTGTTGCGTCTTACTGGTTTTATAAAATCAGGATGTTTTGACTCCCAAAATCTAAGGATCCATTGTGGTTCTTCTAATATTTTTGATACTTCATTGGTGTTATAAAATGTTTTCATCTTATTTCTCCAGGTAAGGATCTTCAAACAAACGATCAATGATAGCACCACGGACCGTTATTGGTGTGCCATCTCCTCTACGCAATGTACGTTCTTTTAATACAGATAATGCTTGTAATGGATCGGGATATGAATCCAGTTGAGCTGTAATATCAAAACCAGCCTCTACAATTGTTGAGTACAACTCAGTTCCCTCTTTCATTTCAGGCCATGGTTTCACCACTCTTAGTTCACCAGTCTCAGGGTCTAATTGTATCTCTAAATATATTTTTTGATTGTTGTGGTACAATGGCACTCTACAACATTGTCTCCTATTTGATTTAATCTCAAATTGTTCTGGGTTGCTATTACTCATAATACTTTTAATGACCTTTTCTTACCTTGTGTTTGTTCTAAAAATCCTCTTTCAATAAGCTGTGAAACATGTGATCGAGCTGCAACTTGCGTTATGCCTACTGCCTTGCCAACCTCTGTTTGTGATGGGCTATATCCGTTTTCTTTAAAAAACTTTTTAATAAAATCTAAAACTTTTTTTTGTTTTGGTGTCATTCAATAACCTTGATTAATTTTTTTAAATACCACTCAGCCTTTTGATAATCCTGAAGTGCATTGCCTTTCATCTCAGCTCGTGAAATGTATTTGTATATTTGGCCCAAGCAATATCCTTTAAACATTTCTGGGCTTAATCCATTTTGTATGACATCAATTGTTTCAATGTCACTGCTTGTGTAATGCTTGGGATGATTTACTGGATCGTGGCTCATAAGCTGACCACAACTATGACTATAACAAACAAAGCCATGCCAATTAATTTCCATCCAAAGGGTGATATATATCTCATATAATGTCCTGGGAGGTGGGTAAGGTAATAAAGGAATTATGAACGAATCAAAACACCCTACCCACCATAAAAGTTAAAATGGTATTTCATCCCCTTGTGTTGCTTGGCTTGGAGCATTAGCTTCACTGAGCTGTATTGATATAGCATTTTTGTGCTTATCACTTGTCCATGCAGCTAACCGACCTCTACGTTCAGAACCATCTTTGTTCACAATTGTTATTGGGCCAGTCCAAATTGGAGCAACTTTTTTACCTTCTTTGTTAGGTGGTCTTTTATCTACACTTATTTCTAAAAAATTATTACTTGCTACAATTTTTTCATCATCAAGAAACAGCATACCGTTTCCCATTTTTACATAATCACTCATATCGTTTTTCCTTCTGTTAATGTTTGTTGAGTTTTAGTGTATAAAGCATCTATGGCTTTCATCTTCTTAGGGTTTGTATCTCTTAAACCCTTCAAAAATTCTCTAATTTCAGGCTGACTTACAACAGCTTTTAAAGATTCTGTTTGACTGGCATTTTGAATCTGTTCAATAACACTGTCATAAGTCACTGTTTCTCTAACCAAAGCCAATCCAGTGTGGTTTTGCTTAGACTTTTTTAACAACTCACCATCATGCATAGCTTGTTGCACTTCTTCATAAGAAGAAATCTTGTCGTTGGACAATCCAAGATTGCCTAATGCCCTCCCAATGCAGCTTGTCTCACAATTTTCTAAAGCACTTGTTTTATTAACTGGTCCGATTGATCTAAATTCTTCAGCAGTTCCAGTTGCAACTAACTTATCGTCTATAAATATAGATGATCTCATCACAACTCGTGTAGCTGTGTTCTCAACAATCTCTGTATTTATTAAAGCTCGTGTACCAAAATGCTTACGCATAATCTGTATTCGTGGACCTATTTCTAAATACTTTTTGCCTTTTAAATTAATAGACAATTCATCTTGCTTAACCATTATTTCATCCATGGCATTGCGTAATAATTTTGTTGCTGATGTTTCTTGTTTCATTGCTCCTCCTATAAGTTGTGTGCTTGTTTAAATAATTCTCTGGCCTTGTGTAAATTCTCATCACCTAAATCTGCATAAAAACTATCCCAATCAGGATCGTGAAAACTTAACAATCGTAATACATCACCCTTACTGTTCATCACATGTCTGTCTCTTAATCGTGCCTGATTTTTTAAATATTCAACATGCTCGTTCATGGCATCTACTGTCAATAAATCACAGTTGGATGAATCAAATATTTTGTATTCTTTGTCGTTTACATAAAATAAGAACGGCCTCTTGTTTGTGCATTTCCAATAGTATGCAGTTTGTCTGCAATGATTGATAAGTGGTGCGTCAATCTTTGTTGTGCTGACACTTCTCGTGCCATCTTTTTTTGGTTTCAATAATCGTGGTAGCCTTAATTTTTGCTCCCCAAACTTTAAATCATCTTCACCATCTATTCGGCCCAACATACCTACAAAAGTTAATGGCATTGTGACATTGCGTTCTGCTACAACTGGTGATGTAAATGCAATGGCCTTCCAGGCTGCAATAGAATGTTTTAAATAATCTACTGCTAAACCTCTAAATGCATCATACTTTTCTTTGTCTTTGTCATCATAAGGCTCGTAGGCAGCAAATTCTTCATTTAATATTTCGTATGCCTGGTCCTCTGATATTTTTTTGTTGTTTACTTTCTGACTATTAAAAGTCCAAATCACATCACAGAAAATGAGCTGACAAATGTAGCCAATTGTTGTGCCAAAAAACATGTTGATGTTTCTTTTATTTAATCTGCGTGTTGACTGATCAAAAGCTCCATACAATAAAGCCCATACCCATATCGGCATTAAAAGTTGTGTTGGTGAGTAATGGTTTATATCTAGTTCTATAAACTCTTGAGGTATAATACCCAGTTCTTCGTCTAACGATTTTGGTTTTTGTTGTTCAACCATGCAAATCACTTAATTGTATTTGCTTAAATAAGTCAACCTATAAGATCATATTGATCTTTTAGATCATATATAAATGTTTAATGATATGTGTATATAAATGCTATCTAATATTAATAGTATTTAATTTATGTTTTAAAACTGGGAAAATTTGATCAAATAAATCACTAAAAATTAGTGATTAAAAACAACATGATTAGTTTTTGTTGGTAAAAAAAGGTTGTATTATTCTATAAATTTTGGTCTTGCAATAATTATATCTAAATGATGAAAATGACTAATATCTTTTTTTTGAAAATCAACACATCTTGTATTGTATATATCTGACAAATAAACCATTGGTTCCGTACTCATAACTGGAGTGCTGACACCAGTTAAAAAACCACAATACCAATCCTTATTTTTCTTCATCTGTATCAGTATAGGTTGAGACATAGCCTCCATTAATACATCATTGTTTAAATTTTGTTTTTGCTTAGAAAACATATGTATAGCAGACACCTGATTGCCAAAATATGTTGTTTGTGGGTGTGTTTGATCGGCCCATACAGCATAATGGCTGTCTGTAAACTCAGATGGACAATAAAATTTACTAATTGATGGCTTAAATATCACCCTCATATCATGCGTTTGGCATGGCATAGCATCTACTGTTTTTATTCTGTTTTCGGGTACTTGAAAAAAATCAGTCCAGTTAAAACCATAGTTTTTAGCAATGTCTTGAGCTAATTCTAATGGCATTTTCTTTTTACCTTGCAAAATTCTAAGCATATGTTCCCTGGTGTACCAAGGTTTTCTGCCTTGAGAATATTGCACTAATATTTCTTCTATGTCTATGTTTCTTGATTCAAGAGTGGGCCTCATTAACCATCCATCTCCCTTATGTATTGTTACAGCATTGCTCATAATATACTTTTTTTCCTTTTATTTATAAAGTTAATAAAACCATTTTGGTCACATGATCTTTTTTATCTGATATGATCTTTTATGTCAATTATAAATAAATTATAACTATCTTATAAGTTGTGATCTAAGAGATCAGTAAGTATAAGTAAACAATGTACTTATCAAAGTGGATTGATCTAACAAACACGAGCAAAAAAGGACTAGCAGAAAAGCTAGGAAACATAACACCCACATCGGTCACACGATGGACCAAATCAAAACGATTTCCAAAACCACAAGAACTTATGCGTATCGAAGAAATAACTGAGGGCCTTGTCACTGCAAACGACTTTGTAAAACAATGGAAAGAGCAGAATGGCCAAAAAGAAATTTAATATTGATCAATTTAAATTAGTTCAAGTGCATTTTGAGGATGCTATGGATTATGACACTGGATGGCACGATTTAAAAAAAGTTCAAGCTGCAAAAACAGAACCAGTCACAAGTGTTGGTTGGATCGTAAATGAAACAGAAAAGCATATTGTCTTATCAGCAGATTTTTGTAGTGACGGCACAACTGGTAGAGCAATTGCAATCCCTAAAGATTGGTGCCAAAAAATAGTACCACTGAAAGAGGTTGTAGATGGACCCAACTGATGAGTATGGATGGTAATGATAGCTGATTTAACATGGCATGAATACCAAATGGCAGCTCAGGTAGGTGTCAGCCGTAAATCACAATCAATTAATCTTGGTCATAAAGATCGTTATGGTTCAACCTGGAACCCAATCAATGATATAGGATGGTCAGTCGTTAGTGCTGTATCTGAATTGGCCGTTGCTAAATGCCTGAAGATGTATTGGGATGGTTCAGTCAATACCTTCTCACGACCTGATTTAGAGGGCATAGAAGTTAAGGCCCAACTTCATCATAGTATTGATCCAAGTAAGACAAGCAACTTTCTAATTATAAAACCAAATGCAGATGACGAACTTGTGCATGTCCTGGTCCTTGTTCATTCAAACACACGATACGAAGTTGTCGGATTTATTAAAGGTAAGAACGCAAAGATTACACAGTTTGAACGACAAGTAAAAGATCGGCCACCATTTTATGCCGTACCAATTGATGAACTTACAGATATGAGGATGTTATGATCAAACACTACACAATTACTGCACTAATTTTATTTGTTTTTGTATTGGGTTTATACATTGGACACTATTTTGCGGCCCCACTTCATCATGTGCTTGATACGATGTGGAGTGAAATAGAAATATCACGATACCATTTAGATTTAATCTGCATTCAAGTAGGCTGTATCTTTGAATAGCCAGGCAAAATGGGGGTGGTTTCTCCGATCTGATGTCAGCCCCAACGGGAAGATCGTTTACCTCTTATTGAGTGAGTATAAGGCCAAATACGGGAGGTGCTATATTCGTCAACAAACCATTGCAAACCAAATTAATATGAACAGAAGAACAGTCGTTCGTGCATTGCGTGAGTTAGAAGATAAACGATTAATTACAAGAAAAAGATTAAAAAGCTCGTGTGAATATTTTTTACATATCAGCTTATTGGACAATGTTCTAAGCCCTCAACAAAGTGATACGACACCAGAGTCGTATATTAGTAAAGTATATAATACTAATAATACTACTTATAGAACTACTAAGAATACTAAGAAGGTGCCAGATTTGTCTCATCTGGGGAAGAATTTAAAGATGAGTTATAAAACTGCTGTCCATGACATAAAAAATGGGAGCAGACTAAAAAAAGCAGACCAACTTGTTCACAATAAATTCTTTACTCACATGAAATCACGAGGTGATATGGGTAAGTTTTGGCAACAACTTATTGATGGTGAAATCGAATGGCCTGAAGAACTACCAAAGTTAGGTAAGGCATGATGAAAGTCCTTGGTCATTCTTGGGCTTATTCTTGGTTCCTTGCTCATTCTTGGAAATTTATCAAATGACTATCACTTCTGTACAAATAATAGATATGTTTCAAATAGCTTATGATACAGATAAAAAGCTGCCTTCTGTATATAAACGAGGTGCAAGCTCTATGAAGTTTGACATTGTGCATGATAGCTCAGATCATAATCGTTGGAGTAAGCAGCCCATTAAAACAGTTGCTACAAGTAGAGAGATTGAGATATACGAATTTTGTCTTTTTTACTTAGGCCCATTAATGAGTGTAGATGAGAGAAAACTTGTTTGGGCCAGAACCTTGAATGCTCCCTGGCATTGGATAGGTAAAAATATTCTTCATTGCTCCCGTCATACTGCAAAAAAAAGATATTTAGAAGTTATTCGTATGCTTAGAATGAGAGTATCAATCAGTGAGGAGCTTATGAAAAAGCTCCCCAGGATTTAATTATTATTCGTAACCAAGTTCTTCTAAATATTCTTTAAATTCAATATTGCTCATATTTTTAACTTGGTTTTCATAAAATTCATACAATACTTGATTAACAAACTTATAATCCTCCCATGAACTTTCAACCATACCTTCTATAAATTCTTCTTTTGTCATTGTTATTTGTCCTTCCCTGTTTTACAATTTTGTATTTCTTTTTCTTCTACAAATTCCACAAAACCCTTTGCATCCTCTAATGCGTCTTTTATTAGACCTTCTGCAAGGTGTTTGCCTGGTGCAGCCCAAAAAACTTGTGTCATTGTTTCACACAATCTGGCGTACAAATACGTTTGTGGTTTTATGTTTTTAAATTTTTTGTATATTTGTATTTTTTCTTTTTCAATATTATCATAAATAATATCTTGTGTTTTTTCATAGTTAGTTTGTTTCATTAGTTAGTCCTCCGTTTGTAATTTAATAAATTTTCTAAAGCTATTTCTAAATCTTCATACATACTTTTGTATGTTTCATCAGATATATATTTTGATAGTTCTTCCCCAAAATAATTAATTTGTAAATTAACTTCTAATTCTTCCATGTCTATTCCACAATCTTTGCAAACAATCTCGTAATGACTTGCACAGCTCGGACAGACGTTAATATGTTCTTTACTCATATTTCCCCCTTGCAATTTTACTATCATTGTAAGCAACTTTTATTTCTGTTTTAAGCTGCTCCATTTTTTTTCTGTCTTTTTCTTCGTTAATAATTTCCATTAAAACATCACATAGCCAATCAGGTTTAATTTTACCATCAGCCCAATATAATAATTCTGTTTTATCTATTTTCATATTTACCCCTTAATCTTTTTCATTTGTTGTTTTGCTAATTGATAAAAATATTTATTGTCTGGCATACATGTATCTGTTCCCTCACTATGCTGACAATCTCGACAATACTCACCGGGTTCAACATTATAATTATAATTGATATTGGCCCCTCCGCAGCTGGCACATACTTCAATGCCTAATTCTAAATAATCTGCGTATGAATAATCTTTACTCACATTGCCCCACTTTCATCTGTTTTTAATTGAAAATTTTGATCTAAGACTTCAATGTCATATTCAAAATCACCAAGATATTGAACCTCATCAAACTTACTTACTATGTATTTAAAAACGTATCGTATTAAAATATCGTTTTTGTCATTGATTGCGTCTTGATAATTGTAATGACTAATATATCCGTCATAACTTTGTGTAGCCTCTTTTAAATATTTATGAAAATCAGTATCTTTTAATAATATTTTATTAAGATTATGAGCTTGTAATTTACACAAAGATACATCAATGACATCCGTTGAATAATTATAGAATTGTGGACTCCATAATTTAATATCTTTAAATTCAATTAAAATCTCATATTCTTCATTGATAAAATCAGAAAAATGATTGCAATATTCATCAATGTAATTTTTGTATGTTTTTTGATAATCTATATTTTCCCAATAAAAGATATCGTAACTTTCATCGTCATCATACATTTCTATTAAATGGTCAATATTATCACCATGTATAGAGTAGTAAAATCCACCAAAATCAATGCTAGTTTCTATTATATTACTCATTGTTAACCCCCTTTATAAGTTTTATGAATTCAATGATTAGTTCCTTGGTGCCTAAAATAATTATGTAGGCAAAAATAAAGACCATGGCCCCCAATAGGAATTGTGGGCCTGGGTCCAGGTTTATTGTTGTTAGCAGCTCAATCATTTTGACCATCCCCACATTTCTTCTAGTGCGTCATCAAGGCCAATTTCATCATTAAATGGTATATTTACTATTTTACTGCCCCAATATCCTTGAACCTCCATTGAACGGGTATCGACATAAATATTTGGGCCACCACCTGCTACTAGCAATTCAG